CTTGCCGATTTCCAGACCCGGCTTCCAGATATAGTTGCCGTTGTTGTCCTTGATGGTCATCAGCTGCAGCACAAGTGCCTCGTTGCAGAGGAACTGCGCCTTCTTGCGGTAAGGAGCCTTCAGCGCATAGTACAGCTTGAAGATCTCATCAAAGGTGACAGCATCCTGCTTGGCAGCCTTGACACCGACCTTTGCGCCGCCGGTCTCAGCCAGCAGACCCAGAGGCTTACCAACACCGTCACCGGTGATGAAGGCACGCTCCTCGGCATTACCCATACGCACACCGAACCGGCGGGCAATATAGGTGGCGAGGTCGAAGGCGGAATCGTTCAGCAGCTCGTTGGAGATTTTGATCATGGTACCCAGCTTATAGGCGGACAGCATGGTCTGGCCGAAGGTCGCATCGCTTTCGGGGATCTCCTCGCCCTCATCGATCCAGCTTGCCTCGCCGGTATCCTCTGCGATAGGGATCTTGCGGGTGCCGGAGCTGGTACGGATGACAGTCGCCATGCCGCGGAAGATGTTGTTCTCTTCCAGTGCCTCCACCAGCTTCTGCTCGAACTCATCGGGAACGGTAAAGCCGCCCTCGGTGTCCTCGCCCACAGACAGAGCGTTGCGGACCTCACCGTAATGACCACGGTTGCGGATCATGTTCCAGAAGTTCTCGGCGTACTCGGCAGTGGCAGTCGGCTTTACATCCTTCTTGCTGCCGTTCTTGGGATCGGCATGGACGGGGTTGGAAGTGGGCGCAGACAGCTGTGCCTCGATCTGTGCCTGCTGTTCCAGTCGCTCGATCTCAGCACCCAGGTCCTTGACCTCCTGTGCCATCTTGTTGTACTGCTCCACAGCCTCGGCCCTGACCAGACCGTTATCGCCGCGGTTCTTTTCCAGGAAATCCTTGGTCTGTTCCCAGAGGGTATTGCGCTTGGTGCGCAGTTCCAGAATCTTACTCATAGTCGTATACCTCCATGAATTTCGCGTTTTCGGCATGAAAAAAGCCGGGGCGCATCATTTCATGCACTCCAGCTGTTTCATCAGGACGTTATAGGAGTAATCCCCTTCCCCCGTCTTGCCGTCCATGTCAAGGACAGGACCGGCTTCCGCAGGGAGATCACTGGGCGGCTCCGTTTGAGCCGCAGGGGTGTCAGGTCTGACTCCCAGACGATTCAGGACGATTAGATCCATCTGACGGCTGGAGAAAAGGTGCCCTGCCGCATCCTGCTGGAACGGCTTCTTTTCTTCGCCCTCGCCCGGTTCTTCATCGGGAGTCTTCTCCGGCTTATCGGGGTCCGCCGGGTCACTGTCAGGGTCATCCTCTTTCTTTGAGAAAAGGATTTCATCCGCAAAGCCCAGCTCCACTGCTTTCTTTGCATTCATCCACGTTTCGTTGGACATGAGGTTTGCGATGCGGGCATGGGACAGGCCACTTTTGGATGCGTAGGCATTGATGATGCTTTCCTTGACCTCGTTCAATACCTCGATGGCCTTTTCCATATCCTTGGTATTGCCCATCGCAACGGTGCTGGGGTCATGGATCATCAGCATAGCAACAGGACTCATCTGAACAACATCGCCGGCCATCGCCACAACGGATGCCGCAGATGCAGCAATCGCATCGATCTTGACCGTGATGCTGCCCTTGTAATCCTTGAGCATGGTATAGATCTCGGCAGCAGCAAACACATTACCGCCCGGACTGTTGATCCAGACGGTCACATCACCCTCACCGGCATTCAGCTCATCCCGGAACATCTGCGGAGTGATCTCATCTCCCCAGAAGGATTCCTCATCGATGGGACCTTCCAACCGGAGGGTTCTGGTCTCGTCACTGTCCTTGATCCAGTTCCAGAACTTTTTCATCTGGCTCTCCTTTCTTTCTGTCGTTTTGGCGTACTCTCACTCTGCCGGTTTTCGCTGTCATGGGTTTCTTCCTCCGGCTGTGTCTGCTGAGGCTGATTCTGCTGGGCAGCGGCAGCTTTGTTCTGCTGCGCCAGTCCTGCGTCTTTCAACTTCACATAGCCGCCGTTCAGGTAGTAGTCGTCACCGCCCTGGTCAGCCGGGATCAGGTCCATGTTTTCAGACGATGGATATCATTGGGAGACAGAAAACCATTGCTGATGCCGGTGGCGTAGCCGTTCATCCGGCTCTGGTAATCGCCCCGAAGCAGACCATCCACATTGAATTTTGGGAAATAGGTATCCTGCTCTTCCTCCAGCAGCAGATCTTTGATGATTCCCTGCTCGATGCGGACGATCCACGGAGTCAGGGAATGCATCACGAAATTCAGAGACTGGTATTCAATGTTGGAGAAGGTCGCTCTGGAAAGATCCGCCACGAGATGCGGAGGCACACGGAAGATACGGCAGATCTCCGTCACAGAGAACTGCTTTGTTTCCAGAAACTGGCTGTCCTCCGGCGGAAGGGAGATGGGCTTGTAGGTCATTCCTTCTTCGAGCACCGCCACACGATGGGCATTGGCTGCGCCACCGTATGCCGCTTCCCAGTTATCCCGGACACGATTCGGGTCCTTGATGACCCCGGGATGTTCCAGCACACCGCTGGGCTGTGCGCCGTTTTTAAAGAAGGATGAGCCGTATCGATCAACCGCAATGGAAGTGCCGAGGCTGTTCTTCATCATGGCGATCGGAGAAAAGCCGATCAGACCATTAAAACCCAGTCCCGGCACATGAAAAATCTCGTCCCTGCGAAAGTAGATGTCCTTGTTCTGCTCTCCCGGAACTTCGTCCGTGTATGCGTGGTAGATATAATAGAGTTCTCCGCTTTCGTCACGGTCCACCTCAACGTTTTCCGGCAAAAGCGGATACAGACCCAGTACTGTATTCTTTCCGTCCCGGACGATCTGTGCGTAGGCGTTGCCCCAAAGAAGCAGATGGGTCATCAGGGTCTCCCAGAACACAAAGGACGTCATTTCCGGGTTAGGCTGTCTGTACAGGATCTTGTACAGCGGATGATCCCTTGCCTTTTCCTTGTTGCCGTTCTCGTCCGTTACCCGGTACAGATGCAGAGGCAATGCCGCAATAGACTCTGCCAGCAGTCGGACACAGGCATACACGGTCGGGATCTGCATGGCTGCCTTTTCATCCACCTGTTCCCCTGCATTGGACCTGCCAAACACAAAGGTCTGCCCGGAATCACGGACATTGTCCGTAACCTGGGGCAGACCTTCTTTCGGTGATGGGGTTTCAGGTTGGGGAGAGTCTCTTGGGTTTTCAAAACCCAGCCATTCCCAGAATGTCATCAGGCGTTATCCCCCTTCTCCAGCTCAGGCAGACCGGCCAGGCTGGTTCCGAGGGAGGCCACGCCAGCCACGATCGCTGCGCTGCCTACCGCCATCCAGTCCACCGTGCCGCTGGGCATCTGGGTCACGACCAGCGCCGCGCCGGTCTGGAACATGGTTTTTGCGGCGCGGATACTTGCTGCGCGCCACCAGTCTGCACTCATCAGATACTTCATATTCTTATCCTCCATGCTTTTGTGTATCAAAAAACGATCATGTCACGTTCATCGTAGATGCTGCCCTGCTGCTGTCCTTCATTTCGGATGCAGCGGTCCAGTGCCATGATCGCAGCGACGATACCGTCAATTTTCTCCGGCGACTTTGCCTTGGTAGGCTTGATATTGCCGGCCGGATCGGTGTCCACGACCACATTGCCCGCCATCCAAGCCATGATGGGGTTGCCGCCGTGAACGATACGTACTTCCATCAGGAGCTTATAGAACTCCTTGGTGGGCGGACTCATATCCTTAAACCCCTGTCCGAAAGGCACAACGGTAAAGCCCATCCCCTCTAGGTTCTGGGTCATCTGCACCGCTCCCCATCGGTCGAAGGCGATTTCCCTAATGTGGTATGTGTTTCCAAGTTCCTCAATGATCTTCTCTATGAATCCGTAGTGGATGACATTTCCCTCGGTCGCCATCAGATACCCTTGCTGGTACCAGACATCGTATGGCACAGATGCCCTGCGCACCCGTTGCGGAATCGTATCCTCCGGAATCCAGAAGAACGGCAGCATGATGTACTTTTCTTCCGTAGTTCTGGGTGGGAACATCAGCACAAAAGCCGTGATATCTCCGGTGCTGGACAAATCCAGTCCACCGTAACAGTCACGGCCTTTGAGGGCTTCCATATCGATTGGCTCGTTGCCGAGGTCATAGATGTGTTCCGGGATAAATCGGGTCAGCGAGGACACCCACATATTCAGACGAAGCTGCTTGAACACATTCTCCTCTGCGGGATTATCCAGCGCCTCCTGAAACGCATCCCTGACACGCTGGATCTGGATGGTCTGTCCCAGTGAGGGATTGGCTTTGTACCAGTTGGCTTCATCATGCCAGTCATCTTCATCGGTCAATCCATAGACCACCGGATAGAATGTGTGGTCTATCTTGCGACCGGCAAGAATGTCAAGGGCTTTCATGTGCAGCTCATAGCAGATGCTCTCCTTGTCCGTGCCGGCCGTGGTGATCAGGAAGAACAGCGGCTGTTCACGGGCATCACCGGAACCTTTGGTCAGAACGTCGTAGAGCTTGCGGTTGGGCTGGGCATGGACCTCATCCAGCACAAGCCCGGATACGTTCAGACCATGCTTCGTACCGACTTCCGCCGACAACACCTGATAGAACCCTGCATTGCTGTAGTTCACGATGCGCTTGGTCGCTGCCATGATCTTACAGCGTTTCATCAGGGCCGGCGTCATCTGCACCATCTGGTTGGCAACATCAAAGACGATGGATGCCTGCTGACGGTCGGCGGCTGCGCCATAGACTTCTGCGGAGGGCTCGTTATCGGCAAACAGCAGATACAGCGCCACCGCAGCGGCCAACTCTGACTTGCCGTTCTTCTTGCCGATCTCGACATACGCCGTGCGGAACTGACGGTTGCCCCGCTCGTCGACAATGCCAAACACATCCCGGATGATCTGTTCCTGCCACGGCAATAGCCAGAACCGTTTGCCCGCCCATTTTCCTTTAGTGTGACGGAGGTTCTCTATAAAACGCACAGCCCGGTCAGCCTTTTCTGCATCGTAGTGGGAGGTCGGCAACATGAATCGGCTGGGCTTGTAGTTCTTGAGCGTAGGGTAATTCTTAGGACGTGTCTCTGCCATTATCCGTCACCTCCCAGCAGGCTTTCCATCTCGTCGGCGGCATTCGTTGGGCTGCCGTCCGATGCAATGATCCGGCTTCGGGAAGAAGGTGTCAGACCGAACTGTTCAGCAAACCGGTTCATGATCTTCAGATAAGTCTGGGCAATGGACACCTGCGGCACCTGCTGCCAGTACCCGGACGGTGTCTTAACGATGGAACCGTGCTGGGTGATGAATTCTTCCGCCTCCTTCCATCGTGCGTATGCCTGACAATAGCCGGCGAAGGCAGCCATGTCCACTTCGGTCAGGATGCCGATGGCTTCCATCTGCTTGGCAAGCCGCCGCCATTCTTTTTTCGCTTCCGGCTCCAGCCATTTCGGACACGCCGGTGCTTTCTTTGTGGGCTTCGGTTCGCTGGTATTCAGCGGATGCTTGCCCGGATTGCCTTCCAGTTCCTTCATGGCGGTCGGCTTCGGTTTTCTGCCTCTGGTAGCCATGGGCTTCCCCTCCCTTCTTCAGAAATTGGTATAAGAAAAAGGACCTCCGAAGAAGTCCTTTGTATATCAAACACGGTGGATACGAGACACAGCCCCCTGCGGGGCGTGTGTCCTTTGTGAGTTATGCGTTGGGGTTGGCTTCCTTCCATGCTTCGTACTCGTCGGCAAGCTCGGCTTCCTCGATGACCTGCCAGACTGCGCAGAATCGGATGCGCTGGTGGGCGATGTCCTCGGCTGTCCAGCTCTCCGGCTTTCGACTCATGTCGTGGTAGGCGTCCATCTCGGCCTTCGTCCGCTGGAAAAGGATGTCCTTGAGCCGAAGGGTTTCGGCGTTATTCCGCAAGGTGTACCGCTTGTCCTCGGCTGCCCGGCAAAGTCTGCCAAGGTCATCGCAGTTGATGCTCATGTCCTGCTTGAAGGTGATCTCGATGCCGGTCAGCTCTCGCTCGGTGGCGGCCGCCTGGATGCGGGCAAGGTAGGTTTTTGCATTCTTCATCATGGTCTGTATCCTCCGTGTGTTTGTTTTCCCTTTCGGTGTCTGTATATTACCGTCACTGGGGCAGTATATCAAGCGGCTATGATACACGATTATTCACCCACAGTCTTGTCGGATATGTGTATATCCTGCACACGGAAGTTTTGCCACTACGAGCAAAAGCCCCCCGCAGGGAGCCCCCGCCCATATCTCAGTGTGCGTTCCGGATGCACCACTCCATGGCGTGTCCGGCATCCGTGTACACCTCATCCGAAATCTTCAGCAGTTCCAGCCGGCACTCGATCGATGAAAGCCCTTCCTTGGGGTCCTCAGCGAATCCGTAAACCGCAGCCTCCACGCCGCCCTTCCAGTTCGTTTTGGCAACCAGAACCCGGTCGCCAAACTGCAGGATGCTGTCGTAGCAGGGATTGAGCAGGTCATTGTAGCTCTCGATGCTGATGCTGTGTTCCGGGAAGTTGTTCAGATGTTTCTTCATGGTGAAATCCTCCGTGTTTTTTTCATTCCGAAGGGTCTTCCCCTTTCGGTATGCACATATTACCGTCATGTAGGGAGGATAGCAAGCGGCTATACCGCACGATCATCTGCCCGGAATACCGGGCAGAATGTACATCACTCTCCGTCCTCGGTATCCTGCTCAATGAACTCACGGATTACTTCATAAAAGAGCTGCGGGTCATAGTCCAACGGCTCCCGGCCATGAGAAAAATCAATTTCAATCTGGTCCTTGACCATCTCCTTGGCAGTTTCCAGCGTAAAGCTGGCCTTATCCTCGTCATTCATATTGTTGTAGATGTCCACGATAAGGTCCATGACTTTTTCGTCGTTCATACTCATTCCTCCGTTACCCCACCACCCCGCCACACAGCCCCTGTGTGGGGCTTGTGCGGTTTGGTTGGGGGAGTTTGTTAGCTTGCATCTGCGCCCCTTTGTGGGGGCTGTGTCGGGCTTACTTCTCCGCCTTGCCCAGAAGGTAGGCTTCCTCCATGGCTTTCTGGATGCCCCAGACGGGAACCTCGATGAAATCCTCGCTGTCGCAGCCGCGCGCTTCAAGGTCGCCTCGGTTTTCCACCGCCACCATCAGGCGCTTTGCGATGTCCAGCAGGGCTTGCTGCTGCTTCTTGGTCAGGGTCTGCTTTTTCATGTCTATGTACCTCGCTTTCGTTTTTGTGACTGTATATTACCGCCACGTCCCGCAGATAGCAAGGCCGCAGATCACACGATCATTCACGCCAGGATCGGTGTATATTTGAGAGTCAAGGCACAGGAAAAGGGGCCGCCCTTTCAGGCAAGCCCCCTGTGTTTTTCTGGCTTAGTAGTCTTCTTCGCCCCAGTCATCTTCCTCTTCATCCCAGCTGTCATCCTGGTCTTCTTCCTCATCCTTGAAGTCCCACATATCTTCGGTCGGCTGGTTTCTAAGGTCTGGGTTATGCTCGACATAGTCGGCAACTGCTCCGCAAAGGATGTCCAGAACCTTTTCGTAGGCTTCCTCGCTGTAGACTGCCCAGGCATCTGCAGTAAGCTTTGCGATTTTGTCGTTGCCCTTGGCTCCAAGGAACCGCCCTGCAGGGTTGCAGGTTTCCTTGCCGTAGCCGATGCCCAGCTGGTCGCCGTCGTTGTAAAAGCGGTAT